CGAGCAGCGCGTGAACGTTCGACCGGCCAGGCGCTGCCTGAGGCGCTGCCGCCTGCGATGGCGCAGGCGCCACATCGACTCCGGCACCGATCACCTGAAACGGCGCCGCCGCAGGCTGGACATCGACTCCGGCATCAGGAGAGACGGCAAATTCAGGCATGCATTATTTTAGCGTTCTGGGCGTATTCGGAGGCGGCGCAATCATACGTTCGATCGTGCCGTCAGTGTTCTTCTTGTACCACTGGCCATCATTGCCCGGATAGGCCTTGCCTGCGGCATACTTGGGATCGCTCAGAACTTTCCTGACTTCGTCAGAGACACCCCCGAATATCGCCGGCGTGTTCTGTTCGAAGTAGGTTCCGCGCGTCAGTGCCCGCCGGCGATTGCCGATCAGATCTCTTACTTCTTCCGCGGCCGCACGGATGGCCGACGGGTCGTCATTGTCGCGGAAAATCTTCTCTGCCTGCTGGAGCTTGGCATCACTGGTTCCCGATCCGGTTCCGCCGCCTTGCAGGATTTTGGCGACTTCGTCCGCCAGCAGCAAACGGTCGGTATTAAACCGTTTGAGGCTGATAAAGTTGAACTCTTCTTTGCCTTTGTTGATCAGATCATTCACGGAACGGACGCCGAAGTTTCCGAGCTTCTGTGCCCGGTCAATCAACTGCGGCAAGGAGTCGGCTACGCTGTCCATGTAGCGCACCGTGTTCTGAAACCCGGGACTCTTGACGAGATCGTATTCCGCCGAGGCCTGTTCGAAATTGAAATCCGGATTGAGTTTCTTTGCGGCCGAATAGACCATGCGATTGAATGCCTTACCCTGCTCGCCGCGGCTGGCAAAAAAGTTCGTCACTTGTTCCGGTGAGATTTTGTGCGCGACGAGATCGTTAGCGACGGCATCAGCCTGCGCCTGAGTCGGCATCTGGCCCAATTCGAAGCGCTGCCTGATGATGTCCAGCGTCTGCTTCGTCTGCTCGAGGGGAGACGTCTTGAAATTCTGATATGCCGTAATTCTTTCCCCGGGCGTTAACTGCGGCACCGTTTTTCCGAGGCTGCCCGCAAATGCCGGGAGGTAGTCGCGCTCGAAGTCGCCGGTCGGTTTATAGATCTCCATATACTGCGTGGCGTTCAGGGCACGCTGTTGGACTTCGAGCGGGGTTTGCGCACCTTTAAAAACCGCTTGAATTTGGGGGGAATATTTCTGAAGCTCTGTATTGAAGGCGTCCATTCCCCTGGCCATTGCAGGTGCCAGCGTCATGGCAGCGTTCTGCGTTTCCTTCTGAAAAAGTCCGGGGCGTTCCGCAGCCGGTGCGCTCCATCCCTGAACAATACTTTTGAGCTGGGGCGAATAGGTCGGGCCCAACAATCCCTGTATCTCTTTAGGCTGCCTGGTGAACCAGTCGTTATAGCCTGCCTGATCGTTGATCAGTTCGATCGAAGTGCCGGCATTCTCCATCGCCTTGGCATGTGCGTCAATATCGGTCTTCGCCGTCGTATGCTGTTCGGCCACAGTCTGAGCGCGATCCCGGAATTGAGTCAGCAGATCGGGATCATAGCCGCGTGCGAGCAGAGCGCGGCCGGCTTCTTCCGTCAGCAGCTTCTGACTGACCGCCTGCAGAACTGCTGCCGGATAGGCCCCCGCGGGATCTTTCGACGAGAGAACCGAATTGGCGATCGAGCCCAGTTGTGCCGCCTGATTCTTGTTGTTTTCCAGGTCCTTGCCGGCCGCTTCGACGTTGTCTTTGTATGCGGTGAGGAAGTTCTTCGCAATGGCGAAGCCAGTCGTCGGGGCAACCCTCATGATTTCCCCCACGTTCACTTGCGGCATGACCGGCCCTGTTCCGGTAATGGGCGCTATTGCGGATGTGGACGGCGCGGGCGTTACCGGCGGCTGCGTTGTGATGAGATCGCGCAGCGTGGGCGTTACCGGCGTTTGCCATCCGGTGATAGTGGCTGGGGACGTCACGGGTGTTACGGGCGGCTGCAATCCAGTAACACTGGATGTAGATCTCGCGGGTGTTACCGGCGGCTGCCATCCAGTGACATTGGATGTGGGCGTCGCGGGCGTTTCGAAACCGGTTGACGTAGCCGGCACGGTGCCCCCCGATGGAGTTGGCGTTACCGCCGGCGGCGTCACCGCAGGGGGCGTTACCGCTGCCGGTGCGACCGTTGCGGGCGCCGGAGCCGTGCCGGGGAACGTATTCCGGAAATAGTTCGCCAGGTTCTGCTGTTCCTGATACGCAATCCGCGCCTCTTGGAGCTTAATGTCGCCCAGTTGGGTTCCCTGCATCAACTGCTGCAGGTTCTGCAGTCCCGTCGCGAGCTCAAGCGGAGTCTGCGGCTGTACGGTGAATACCGGCGGCTGTACGGCAAGCGAAATTCTTGGATCGAGCGCCAGTTGTGGATAAGCTTAACCCGCAATGGCTTTGAAAGCAAAGGCGTTTTCGCGTCTCGGTTACTACCGATGCGCGCCTTCCGTGCATCGATAGCATACGATATGCTAGCGTCGCCCTTTCGCTCGCAGGGTGCGCTCGAACTCCCGGGCGAATTCAGCGAACGTGACGTGCAGGCCAGGAAGCAGCCGGAACACGCTTTCAAGCGTGGGGGTGTGCTTCTCCCGTTCCAGCCCGCCTAGGTAGCCCCGGTCGATGCCCAGATTCCGCGCCAACCGTTCCTGGGAAATGCCGGCCTTCTGGCGCAGAAACCGGACGGTTTGGGCAAAGGCGCACCGGATCTGATTCCGTGTTGCCGACTTCAGCATATCGACGGATTGCCGCTGTTTTTCGTGTGACATGCCTTGAAGTGTGTGGCAAAAGGGAAAGGGATGTCTACGGTATATATACCGTGGAGTTTTATTCCGCAATGCCCGTGCGGATGGCAGTCAGATCGACCGCGCTGCACCGGCGCTTGGCGTGGACTACCGCCGCGATCGCCACCGAGGCATCCGGGCAGACCCGGAACTCACTGCCGTCGAAGACGACGAACGCCTTCCCGGCGAGGTCGGCCAGGTCGGCGCGCACCAGGGCGCTCAGCCTCGCGCCCTTGTTCTGCAGCGCCTTGATCAGGCGGACAAACTCCACCTGGCTGGCGGGCAGATCGGGCCGGATCAGGCCGGCAGCGCGCAGGGTATAAACCTGGGCGGGTGTGAGATGGGTACGGTCGCAGAATTCGCTCATCGTCATAGGCTGCGATCAGTCTAACGTCCCTTCTGCCAGACCGCATGCGGCGGAAAGCGTCTCGCGCGTCCTCACATCAAGTTGCGAGGCGATCTGTTGATCGACGGCCGCAACCGGCTCCGCGCCCAATCTTTCGCGGCGGCACCTGCGGGATGACCAGCGCGCCTTCATCGCCGCCAAGACGTTGCGCCTGATCACCGCCAAGCGGGCGCAGGAACGGCAACTAACCGGCAAAAGTCCCGATGGCGAAGCTGGCGGACGCGGGCATGCAAAAAACCTGAATCAGAATTCTGATTCAGGTTTTTCGCGCAAGCCTTCGCAGGCTGAAAGCCGAGGCAGGGCGTGCCGTGCAGGCATCAGGGTGCCCCAGCGGACGCCGCACAGCCTGGTAGATCAGCCCAGCGCGGTGCTCGCCGGCGTTAGGCCTTCTTGGACTTCGCGCGGACTTTGGCGTTTTTCTCGCTGGCAGGCGGCTTCTTCTTCTCGGCCAAGACCTCCGCGCGGATGGCCTCCAGGCGCTTCTTGTGAAGATGCTTCTTGAACTCGCGGTCGGTCATAGGCTGGCACTACGGCTCACTCACCATCGGCGATAGATGACTAGTTTTACTAGTCGAGCGCTAGTCGCTAGTAGCGGGTGCGGATCCCGTGGCTCCTGGTAGGCCGGGGAAGTGTACACGCCACCCTGCGGCAGCAGGCGGGCGAACTCGAGATTCATCCGCCGGTGAATCTCCTGTGGATGGTTACTGTCGTTGATGGAAAAGGGGCCGCCGCGATCGGCGACGAGTGCTACCGTAGTGAAGTTCATCGGATTCTCCCCAAGGCCGCCAGTCCCCTCCAGCTCTCCCCGGGCAAGGTGTGAGTGCGGGGGCTGGCGGCGGTTTGTATTTGGTCCTAACGGGCGGAAGGAACGCGCGGGTATTCTGCCAAGAAACCCCCTTTCGGGTGCGGTCCCACTCCTAGGGTTTAGTGTGCGCTTAAGGCACTGATCGAGCAAGGTGTTTTTGCTGTTGAACGGGATCGCAGCTTTGGCTTAGATTGGAAATGCCAAGAGCCCCACAGGCCGAAAGCCGCCTGACGCTTGCTTCTCTTAGCCTGCGGCGGGCGGCGGCCCCCGCGAAACACCTTCGGAGATCTAGCCTCGCACCCTCCGGCGATCGAAGAAGTCAGCACGCCCGACGGCCTGGCTGTACTGCCGGTTCTTGATCTTCACCCAGGTGGTCGCTTCCGGCGTGTAGTGGGCGCTTGCCTGCTTGGCGACAATCCCCTCCATGTCCCGGTCGCAGATCACGCGGAACAGGTCCGTGCCGCTCGCCACGTGCTCCACATACAGAACCGACTTCGGGGGCCGCGGGAGCAGTTTTCGCAGGAGTGTCTTCCGCTCAGACAGAGGCAGCTCGCGCAGGTCACGGCCATCCAGCCAGAGCAGATCGAACGCATAGAAGCAGAATGGTCCTCTCCGCCGCATCAACTCGTAAAACATCGGACGGCCGTCGGGCCCTGGGTGCACGATCTCGCCGTCCAGGATGGCGCTGCGGTTGGAGAGTTCCTTACCGATGGCCTGCGCCAGCGGCTCGAAGGTCTTAAACGCATTCCGGTTGCGCGACATCAGCCGGCAGATTCCGCCCTCGACATAAGCGACCGCACGGAAACCGTCCAGCTTCGGCTCGAAAATCCAGTCCGGATGCTCGAAAGGCGCATCGAAGCGGGCCAGCGGCATCGGAGTGACGCGGGGGAGGCTCACGTAACTCTAGTTTAGCCGGGTACCCGGGTTTGGTGTCGTTGAAGCCGTCGGCGAGAAGGACGTCCACGTCGGCAGGCCCATCGATGGCGGTACTGAGGCGAAAAGGCTTCTAGCAAACCTTCTAGCAGAACCTACAGGAATGACCAGGAAACACCGGCGATCACCGCTCGAACATCCGGCGCAATTCAATGAAATAAAGGAATCATCAGGAATCAACAGCAACGTTTCGTAAAACTCATAACCCAAAGGTCGGTGGTTCAAATCCACCCCCCGCAACCAAACTTCCTCCGCCTTCAAGCTCCCTAAAAATGAACAGGTTAATGGCTAGTTGAGGCGTTTTCCGCGAGAGTCGTTGGAAGCCCTGGGGCGGCCTTTTTCTAGCAAACTTTCTAGCAATTCGTTTTTGGAATCGCTGTTGCGCTCCGTTGCTTCTAGCAAATCGTTGGGCCTTGACCCTAAAGGTTTGCTAGAAAGCGCCGCCGCCAAAGTCGCATCCAGTTTGCGGACGGATTCCTGCTTCGCTTGGGGGAAAAGATGTCCGTAGGTATCGAACGTGACTTGAATACTGGAGTGGCCCATCTGATCCTGGACATATTTCGCGCTCTCCCCTTGGGCGATCAGGACCGAAGCAAAGAAATGGCGGAGATCGTGGAAACGGATCTCTTTCAGGCCCGCCTTTTGGGCGATTGGGCCGTAGATCGAATCGTTAAAGTAGTCGGGGTCGACCCAGTGCGCTGGAGGCTTCAGGCCCACCAGGTGCCTGGGAAAGATGAGATCGTCGGCGTCTCCATGGATTTCCTTTAGGCCCGCCAAAAGACTTCGCACAGTCTGCGTCATGCCGATCCGCCGCCGCGATTTGCGTGATTTCGGAGGCCCTAGTTTCCACTGCCACTTGTGCACGCCGTCGGTAGCCGTTGCTTTTTTGATCGCCTGCTGAATCGAAATTTCGTTGCTGAGCCAGTCGATGTCCGAATAGCGTAACGCCAGGATCTCGCCGCGGCGCATCCCAGTAGAGACCGCCAGCAGAACGATCGCGTAGCCGATACTCCCGATCTCTCTGGCTGCGAGAACCAACAGCGATACTTGCTCCGCGGTAGGAGGGATGATTTCCTCTCCATGATCGGGCGGCAACTCGACTCCCTTCGCCGGGTTGTGACGAATGTATCCATCTTTCACGGCGCTCTGGCCAAACTTTCCGTCGAGCATCGTATTGAGCAGAGTCATGACGTTCCCTACCGTTTTGCGGCTGCGATTCTTTGCCAGAGTCTTTGCCAGATTCTGCACATGAACACGCTCGATCTCGACCATCTGCAATTCGCCGAGATTTGGAACTAGATGTCTCCGAACGATTGACGCGTACGCGGCCAGCGTGCTTCCCTCGATACTCACACGACCAGCCAGCCACTCTTCTGCAAACTCAGCGAAAGTTCCTGCTTTGGGCTTGACGTAGAGAGCGCGATCAATTTCCACCAGGACTTCGTTCAACCGGCGGCGGGCCTCGCTATAGCTTTTGAAACCCTGGCCAGGGCTTTCTCCGAGCCATTTCTGCTTGCCTTGATTGTCCCGGAAATACGCAAAATAGGAATTGCCTTTTTGGATCACGCTGCCGCGCTGCCTACGCCCTCTCTTCATGTGTTTTGCCTTTCAGGAAAACCTCAATCAGGCGTTCGATCTGCTTGGCCATAGTCGTGTCGAGCGCCAGGCATTTTAGCTTGAACTTTTTGTGCAGGTCGCGATCGATTGGGACTTGCAGCATGACTTCGTTTTGGGAGTTCTTTGTGACTTTCGCCATTGCTGGTATTATAACAATTGTCAGTAATTGCGGTAGCTACCGGAACCTGGGCGCTTTCTATAATTGCCTCCAGGTCGGACTCAGAGAATCTCACATACTTGCCGAAGCGTCGATAAGGGATGGCGTTTATTCGTGTGCGCTCATAGAGCCATTTGGCGGCCACTCTGAGCTTTGTCGCAGCCTCTTGAACGGTATACAGGCGAGTAGGACTTGTTTCGGCCTCTGTCGTCTGTTGCATTACGCCTCCTGTTACTTCCACCTGTGTACTGGGCAATATTGGGCGTTGTCCACGTCGGCATCCGCGCGCCTGCACTCACACGTCAAAAAGCCCTGCGAGCACGCGCAATGGAACCCACAGGTGCCGCAATCACATCGGTTCTCACGCCGGCAGCAAAAAGCACCGAGCCATCGGGTCACCGCCCCACCCTGGCCAGGCCGCCGGCGCGTCTGCGGTGATCGGCCGCGCGCTCGAGGTTGCGCTCGAGCAGGTTGAGTTGCGATGGGGAGACGCGGATCACAAATTTTCCCCGATGCGCGCCGCTTGGGCACTCCTTTGAGCCGCAGCGCCCATCAGGTCGAGGCAGTAAGGGCAGGAGACTCCGGATACCTCTTCAGTGGCTTGTACGGGCCGCGCAGGGTTCTTACGGGGGATTCCGCATAGCGTCCAGCCTTCGACCGTCGCTTGATGTTTCGACCACGAGCGTACACAAGGTGCGCCGCGGAACAAATGGACTGGCATTATGCTCCTTTCCTATTGCCGTACGATCAGGCTCTCGCTTTTTGGGCGCGCGGTACGCTAGCCGGTTCGCGCCCAGCCGCCTTGCGTTGAGCTTCTTCTTCTGCCGCGCTGGCTTGGGGATGGTTCTTCATCCACAGCTCGGCCCAGATGAGCGGCAAGCCAGCGTATTTTTCCGGATCGGCGAGGATGATTTCCGCCGCCCGCCGGTTGTCCGCGTCGAAGTAGTTCTTCTTCATCGCCGCTCAGCCCTGATTCAGCCTGCGGTTGGTCTGTGCGCCACTCCCTTCGAGTTCGCAAGGAACCGCCAGCCGCTTGGGCATGACGGCCAAGAGCGCGTCAGCAATCCCCAGTTCGGGCTGGAGGCGGCGCACGGGCGCGACCAGCGAATCGATTTCCTCGGTCCATGACTCGCGTTCGCCGCCGGCTTTGGCGCGCCGGTAATCGGCTTCCAGCAGTTTCCTCATTTCTCCCATACGTCGCTGCTTTCCCGCATACGGTCGAAGCAAATGGGTGATCCGCCGGATTACTTCACCAGATGCCTGCATTTCTTTGCCACGTAAGGCAAGTGCAGCGTCGATGCGGTCAAAATCCGCCGGGGCCAGGTCGTCCGGCGCATCCGCCGGGTCGATATCGAGATCGAATTCGGAGCACAGGAACGGATCTTCGGGATAACCGATCCAGAGCACATATTCGACCATGCGGGACAATTGGGCGACGGTAACGCCGGATGTGCGGATCAAATCCGGATTGGCCTTCCGATAAGCATCCGCGACGTCGTGGGTGGAGAACCGTTCTTTGTGTTGGTCACAATATCGGTTGACGAATTCCATCACGCTGAAATTGAGCCGGTGTTTGTTCCCTTCGGTCATATTTGCTGCCTTTCTACTCGACGGTGTAGCTGGGGATCACCGACCAGGGGGCGCCCGTCGAGCCATTCCAGTTGCGCGCCGGTCGGACGCCGGCCTGAAGTTGCTTAACGACGCGAAATGGCAGGAAGGTGCCGACGTGCTGCCTGCCAGCGCTCTAGTAGCTTTCTGGGCGGAAGATCTCCATAAATTGTCGCGAGGTGATCAAAGAAGTTGTTGGCTTCAGCCAGTCTCTGGATACTGATTGAATCGGCTTCGTGGCTTTCTAGTTTCAACTCGAGGATCTGCTTGCGGCTGGCAATACTCGTGTCATCCCAATAATCCAGATAATCTTTTTTGCCATTCTTTTGACGGACCGGCTGTAATCGCGGCAGACCGCGGAATTGTTCAATATCGGTAAAGTCCAGTTCCGGTTGTAGCGGCTGCGGTGGTGCCGTCTCCTCTGCTGTCGGTTGCGATTGCGCTTGCGATTTTCCATCGCCGTTGCCATTGCGCTCCGCATACTGACGGGTCCGCAGCCGCAGCCGATGCTGCTCCTTGATCCGGCGGTAGCGAAGCGCCAGAAATTCCTTGGCTTGCGCTAGCAGAACGGAATGCTTCTCGAGCACCCGAACATCTAGTTTGTCTAAAGTAACCGGCTTATCGTGACGGTTGCAGTATTTGATCTCTTGATCAATGGCTCGATTGAGAAGGCGATCCCAACGTGCTTCTTCAGGAGTCATCGTCAGTTCCTTGGGCCGGTTCTGATTTTTCATTGACGCACCGCCACAGGCTTTCGAGGTTCATTAGGATGTTCTTTGTCCAGGCGCACTAAACAGGCAATAGCGCGTGGTAAATATTCCGCGACGTCGTAAACACAAACGCGCGAGAAACCGTCCCACGTATCGCGCGCTACGGAAGTGTGATTCGCTAGTAGCTTGATCGCGTCATACAGGCCGCGAAAGACCAATAGATCCTGGGCGTGCTGCTCGTCGGCCTCGCGGTCTGCCTTGGTGCGGCGAATCCGCTTGACGACCTCACCACGCTCTTCAGCCGGCATCTCGACAATTTTCTTCTGCTCTTCTTTGGGGAGCGTGGCGATCACTGCGGCCGCACTGATCGAGATATCTTCTTTGTCCATCGCTCGGACCAACTCGGGCGCTCCCTTCTGGGTGACTGCCTTCGCACGCTCAAAGGTCTCCGCGCTCTTGAAGCCGACACGTTTGGCGGCGAGATCGATAGTGTTACCCTTATCTAACTTCTCCGCATTTGCGGAGAGGTCTGTACGCTGTCCCTTCCGGTTGCCTAGTTCCTTCTCGATGGCCTGGCCGATGGCGGCGCGTTCCGATGGCGTGAACTGTTTACGGAACTCGTTTTCCGAATACTGTGCCTTAAGGATCGAGTCGAGATTGAGCGTGACTGCCGGAATTTTTTCCCAGTTCAGGTAGGTGAGGCAGGCCATCAGGCGGCGTCCGCCAAAGATCAGGCGGCGATTCTCGTCGATTCCGACGGGCTCGAGCAGGCCCAATTCCCGGATGTTCTCGGCTAAGGCTTCCAGATCTCCGTCTGCGGTACGGTAGCGCTCCACAATCTGGATCTCGCCGATCGGAACCATCTCCAGTTTTTTCATTTCCCATCTCCAGGTCGGATACCTCCAGCCTTCGGCTGGATCGAGTTTTCAGCCGCCATTTATTGGCTCCTTTCAGTTCCGGTGTCACTTTCCGTATCGAGTCCACGGATGGTCTCGTCGGTCTGGCGTTTTAACTCGGAGAGCGCCTGCCCGAAGGTCATGTCCGGGTGAACGTCCCACACCGGACGCAAGATCTCGACTTGCCGCGTCTTGGCTTCCGCGTCGGTGGCGCTTTCCTCGGCTTGCAGATGGGCAATGAAGCAGCAGGCATCCAGGGCTTGCTTGCATTTCTCGTAAGGCAGCCGCAGAAAGTACGACAGGGGGACGCCGAGCGTCTCGGCGAATCCGCGTGCTGCGGGAATTTTCACGAACCGATTGAGGTCGAAGTCAGCTCTGACGCCGAGCCGTTGTCTGACTGTGATGTCGTCATTCCACTGATCAACGAACTGGTTGACCAGATCCTCTAGGCCTCCGATGACGGCCTCGCGGTGCTGGGTGAGCACTCGCTCGGCAATGTCTTGGACGCTCAATGGGCGACCTGCAGTCGATTTGTCATGTTTTGCGAAGCGGGCCCTGCACTCATTGGCAATCACGGCGCGCAAAGCATTCAGCTTTTCGGTCCAGGTGATCATTCCGCTCCTCCCTTCTGAGCGCATGGCGGCATTACAGGCGGCGCTTCGCCTTCGCCCAAGCGCTTCAATCCAACGCCGCGTTCATCCAACTGGCGAATGAGTTCGACTACGCGCGGCATGGCGCCGGCCAGGCACGTCGCGCTGCAGTACAAGCCCAAGCCCATGCTCACGCGACGTCTGTGGAGCCACCGGTCGGAGGGCGACATGTTTTCGGGGACCTGTACCGACCCTGGGAAGATGTGTCTCCGGATATTGATCCAGCCGGTAGGCGGCAAGCGGCTCGCGATGCGGAGGTCGCATTGCCTGCAGAAATACAGCCGCAAGGGCTGCTCGCTCAGCGGCTTGGCTTTTTTCTTCCGGTTGGGCGGCGCTTCGACCGTTGGCGCTTCGACGGGCGGTGGCGTTGTAACCTTCACCTGGAAGTTCTTAAGCAACTTGGGGCGGCCGTTGGGCTGCCCGCCGGCGGTCAGGCCGGGCTTGAGCGGCGGTCGCAGCGGCCTGGTGTCCTCTGTCATGGTTTTCCTTTTTTCAGCTCTGAATCCTGCTCGAGTTGACTGATGGTTTCGGCGGTCCGATGTTCGAGGAACCGCAAAGCCTCTGTGAGCGTCAGGTTTTCGGTTTCCGCGGCTACCGGCCGCAGCCGTTTCTCGAGGTCAACGAGTTCCTCGTGGCAGCGCTGGTTTTCTTGGGTGCGCAGCTCCAAAACCAAGGTCGCCGCTTCACAGGCAGCCCGGAGTTTTTCCCCATCGAGGCCGAGCAAAAACCACAAGCCGAGGCCCAGCGTGGCTCCGCTCTGGCGCAGGAATTTGAGGTAATTCACCAGTTCCGGCTGGGTAGCCGCGACCTGTGCGCAGTACCGGTCGTCGTGCACGGCTTCCAGTCCCGAAAAAAGCAGGTCTTCCAGGGCGCCGGCCACTGACCCGCGATGGCAGGTGAGCGCCCATTCAGCGAGCGTCGCTGGATCGGCCTTCAGGCTCCGCGAAAGACGCTCCTGGGCTTCGGTTGCGATGACCTGCTTGAGGTGGTTGAGCTTCAAATCCCAAATCATTTGCCACACCCCGCGAGTTGTTTACTTTTCCCTGCTAGATACCGGGCACCCATCAGCGCTTCGACCGTCAGACATCCGCAATTGCGGCAGTCGGGCAAAAGATAGTAGATGGTCTGGTATGCGAGGTCGTACGCCTCCCCGGTGTGGAGTCGTAAATCGGGATTGCGGGCAAACCAGCCGACGAGAGAGCAGAGCTTCGCTTTGAGGCCGCGGTAGTACCAGACCTGGTTGGCGCAGAAGGACGACTGCTTCGGGCCGTCGCGATAGGAGCGGGCGCGTTCTGCCAGAGCGGCCAGTTCCGGCTCCAGGGCGCAGAGGTCGTCGAAGGTGAGCCAGTTCTCCTCCGGGGGGAACCAATCCCGCAGGCAGTCCACGATCTCGCACAGGCAGCGGACGGCCCTCTCGTTAGACACGCCCCGGATCGTGATGACGGACTGGCCGCCCGAGGCGCTGGTGCCCCGCGAGCGGTTCGGCACATATTTGTCGTACAGCGAGAAGATGAACTCGCTTTGGGCCTCCGTCATTCTCCAACTCGAATCGAACCGGTAGACCGGGTCCATGTTCACGGTGATGCTCGAGCGCTTCGGTCCCACCTTCGCGGCCACGAACGGCATGCGCTGCTGCTCGCACCGCTCCCAGTGCTTGCGCCACGCGCCGGAGCGGTAGATCACAAATTTGTCACTCATACTTCACCTCCTCACTTCGCCTCAGCTAGTGCCCCTATCGGCCTGGAATCGAGAAACGTCTTTGCCTTTGCGGATGCGAGACCGTCTGCCAGGATCGCCGGGACCACCGGCTTGCGTGTCGCCCCATCCGCAGCTAGCGACACGACGCACGCTACGCTTACTCACGCCGATCCACGCATTCACCGGATGAGCTTTCTCGAACTCCCCCCAGATAATCGAATAACCACGGAATGCTGGCTTCACCGGAAGGTCCAGCTCCACCGCCGCCTGAATGCACGCGCCATTCGATATGTAGCGACCGACGGCGCGTTCAATCACATGCTTCAGGGCGTAGCTGCCGTACCGGCCAGTCCTGGTGGCATCGCAGCGCGCCAGAAAGGCGCGACACAGATCGACCTCGCCGGCGCGGGGAGCGGTGTCGCATTGTCGTGGCTCCCCGGGCCACGAGAGGCCGCTTGCGTTGATAGTATAGGCCGGGACCGTACCGAGCCAGCTCCCGGAACTTCTCTTCCGGGAGCTTCAGGACCCTCGCTGCGAACTCCTGTGTCATTTGGAGGGTGTTGTCGCATTCGCACCCGTAGTTATAGAAGGCGTCCGCCAGGTCAAAGAACAGCTGATCCAGCTGTTCGTACGGAACGGGCGGTTCTTCAATTCCTTTCGCTAACGGGCCCATGGGTTTTTTCTCCTTTCGGTGTTGAGTTGTCGTCATGCAGCCACCGCGTGGCCGCTCCTATGTGGTGCCCGCCACCATCAGCACCACCTTCCACGCGGCGCAGTCATCGTCCCTTCGTCTCGAATTTGCATAAGTGAAGACCTCCTTCTTCTATCCCCCGCTCTATCCCCCGCTCTATTCCCCGGATCGACCCCTTTCCTAAGCGGGTTAGGAGGCGTCTTTGGGGCTATTCCCCGGTTTCGCCCCTCCTCTAGGGGGGCCTTTTCCGGGGAATAGGGGTTACATGCATGAAAACAAAAGGACTTAGTATTCCCCGGAGGCCTTAAAAAAAACAGGGGGACCGGGGAATAGAGGTACGTGCATGAAACAAAATGACTTAAGGCCTAAAAAAAAGACCCCTAACAACAGGGGTCCGGGGCATAGAAATACCCCCTTCCGGCTATGCCCCGGTCTATTCCCCGCCAGCCAGGGCCATTTGCCGGTAATATGAGCTATGTAACGGAAACAAAAGAACTTCCTATTCCCCGGAAGTATGCCCCGGAAAAGGCCGGTTCGGGCATCAGAAACCGCCCTCATACGGTGCCCTCCAGGGGTGGGCGCGACCCCGGCAGGTAGTAGCGGATGGCTTTTCCCTTGGTCTCGACTTCCAGCTCGCGGCTGAGGGTAGCGGTACTCAAGGCGTCTTCCACAGCGTGCTTCCCTACGCCCATGGAAGCCGCCAGCTTGATCAGCTCCCGCTGGTTACGTCCGGGATACGCCTTGATCAGCTCCTTCAGAACGGCGATCGGTTCCTTGGGTTTCTCATCGAGCGGGTAAAACGTCTTCTCCCCAAAACCGAAGCGCAACATCTGCTTGCCGCCGCTCCTGGTCTTGAGCGGCCTCAGTGTGACGCGTTTGATGTCGTCGGTCAGCAGCTCGCCGTCTCTGCCCAAGACCCAACCAAAGTCAATGCTGCCCATGTGATCGCTACCCCCACGGTAGGGGGCGTCGCTTTTGTCGCTCTTGTGATGGTTGAGAATCACCGAACCTCCGGCATGGGCCAGTGGCCGGTATTGCTGGATATGGGCGCGAACGGCGGAATTGTCGTTCTCATCGCCCTGCATAAAGGCGATCAGGGGGTCAAAAATGAACAAAGCATGCTCATTTTTAGCGAGGCTCAGTAGTTCGCGCGCCGTAGGTCCGGGAACCTCGTCCTCTTCCCAACCGCCCAGATACCGCAGCGCCGGGTACATGGATTTGATATCGAGCTTGTCGAGGCGGTCTTTGACCAGTCCCACCGGCATCTCGCGATCCAGATAGACGACTGGCCGCTTCACAGTGGTCATGCCAGCGAACTCGATCCCCTGGGCCACGCAGGCCGCCAGCACCAGGAGGAAGAGGCTCTTTCCGCTACCGGCCTCGCCGGTGAACATGTTGATGCAGCCGTCGAGCACCAGACCTTCGACCAGCCAGCTGAGCTTACCCTCGTAGGTCCAGACGTTACCCCGCTCCAGCAACGACTGCTTGCGCCGTACCGTCATCGAGTCCAGCCGCTCAGCAAATTCCGCGAGCAGCGTATCCGGCGGCATCGCCAGATCGGCCATACTCTGCATGAGCACTCCAGCTGAATGAATGCTCCGCCGCCGGAGGGTCAGCTCCCGCAGGATCGTGACGTAATGCAGGGGGTGTGGCAGATCCGGCAGCCCGTCGTCCATGGCGGCGAGATAGCGAAAGCCGTCTACCTTCTCCAGCTCATGATGGGCCGTCAGCTCAGTGGCCAAGGTTATGCGGTCCACCGGCGCCCCCCGCTCACGGAGCGCCCGCATCCGGCGGTAGATCGTCTGATGCTTAGCCAGGGAGAAGTCTTCGAGCTGCAGAACATCCCAGATCGCGTCGCCCCCGCTATGTGCCGCGAGAATCGCCCCCAATACCCAGCGTTCGACATCCGCACTCGCGGGCACTGAATCAGGACGGTTCTTGTTACTCTGAGGCCTTGGCCGCTTGGACGGCGCTTCCGTGTCCGCCGAAGGCGGCGCTGCTTCGGGCGCGTTCCTCTCCGGGCCCCCGCGCAGACCCAACCACTCGACGGCGGCTTTGAAGACGCGCGGGTCGAGCACTTCTTTCAAATGGGGCAGGCCGGTAATTTCGCGGCCATCGTCATGCCGCTGGAAGGTGCTCTCGACGTCCCTGGCGGCCTGACCCAGGTCAGCCTTGTCCTGCCAAAGGACGCGGTAGATCGCGCGTACAACTCTGGTGGCGTCAGCCAGAGCCCACCGTTTGTGGGCCAGTGCTCCGGCTACCGAAAGGAAGTAGCTATGCCTACCGCCCTGCGGGGGCGGCGCATACTTGCCCAGCAGCACGCAGGCAGCGGTATAGTCGGCGGCCCTCACCAGCTCGCGGCCATCCACGTTGCCGATCAGGCCGGTGGACCCGCGCACGAACTCAATCAGCTCGCCCGAGGGATGTACCGACGGTGGCACCACAGTCTGGAGACCGATCCCGCCATCTTTCTTTCGGCAGCGGACCTCCAGCAGCATCCCCTGCTTGTCCGCCTCGCCCCCGCCGGCCCCGCCCTTCCGCGCCGTCGGATCCTGGTATTGGCGGAGTTTGATGCCGGGATCAACATGGTAAAAGAAATGCGATGCCGGCTTTGATTTGTGCCCGAACGCAAAGCCTGTCTCGGGACCGAATTCGGCCCAGGCCTGAGTCGCCTCCGGCGCATCCAGATCAACATCAGTGAGGTTATATGGCTGACCCAACTTCACACCGATGTTCTGGCGGCCGCCGTTGAAGTACTTCGGGACATTCTCTCTGGTGATCTGTAGGGTCTGCCACTGCTCGGTAACCGGCCCTTTCGTCTTGTGGGGAATCGGGAGCGGGCACCTGCCTTCTTCGGCGTGCCAATAGGCTGCTGCGCGGGCGTCGGCAAACGATAATTTAGTGGGCATAATTGCGGTGAGGGCAAGCAGCGCGAACAGAATTCGGGCGCTGCGTTTGAGGATGGTGATTGCGACGCACGGATCGGCGGCGGGGATCAGCTGGGCCTGGGCATCACGTGCGGCATCGGATATCGGACTGCTAAACTTGCTCATAGGCTCAAGAACTCAAAACGAAACATCGCGCCGCGTTTCAACTGATGACTGGGACGCGGCGTAGAGAACTTGTTCAGCTTGCGGGCCAGCCGAGATTGCCCGCTACCTTCTCCTGTTATTACCTTTTTGCCTCGGTTTGCATAATCTCGATCAGTGTTTCCGGCACGCGTTCGCCGCAGTCGCCAGATATTGGAAAATCTGAATGCGCTTTGCGCACCAGCATTCGTGCTCCTGCTGGCGTGGAATTTGTCTACTCATAAGAATCCCTGTTCCTCCGTCAGGCGACGACAGCTCCTTCTCGCACGGTCATTCGACCGAGAACACGCGCGGCGACTGACCGAGGGATTCTCAGGGTGAAATACTGTCTCCGGCCACGCCGACGTCCATGACCGAACCGGATAACGCCGGGCTCATCCAGGAACAGCCGGCGCACTGTGCAAGGGTCTAGTTTTACCGTCTCTGCGATTTCTTCCGGTGTATAGAGAGGCTCGTTTATCTCTTCCTGCCTTTCTTGCATGGATCGATACTGCGCCTCCCCGCATGGCGGAAGCAATGCGGGCGAATGCAAGGAAATACAGGGAAATGCAGGGGAATAAGAAAATTTCTATGTGGCGTTGTTTGTTTTGAAGGCTTTCAGTCGGTTAAGGAACTCTTCCGGCTCGAATTCTAGAGTTCTCATGAATTTCTTCCGCGCCTTAGGCGAGTATTCTCCTCGCTGGAATTTCAGGAATTCGGTTTGGTTTTTGTATCCGGTGACATTAAAAATGTTCTTGCGCGTGATACGCGTCCCCGTTTTGGCTAGCACCTTGTCGATGAAGGCGTCCACGATCGCGCGACCCGTGTCCGGCTCCGGTGGCGGAGGTGCTGCCACCCGGCCCTTCGACTTCACAACAGGACTTTTCCAAGCTCTTGCCACATTGAGTATCGCCCGTTGATAAGCCTTCAAAACAACTGCTTCCTCCAGGCCCAGAGTGTCGCCAGTCAGCCATCGCTCAAATGCGTCGCCGGTCACCCATCGGCCAAAATCACGGATCCACTGATCGGCCTGGTCTGCGGTCCATACGCGTTGCATGCCGAGTTTGTGCGCGCACGCGATAAATGCTCTCATCACACGGGAAGTTCCATCTGGTGGACTCATGTCCAGTGCGGCGGCGAGCGTTTCCATCACTTTCGCCCGATCGACAGGAAGGACTTCATCGGGATATGGGAACGGGACCGAGGGCATACGAAACCTCGGAATCCGCAAGCTTATCCCTATCGGCGGGGGCGGCTTCGGGGCGGCAGAGATTTTCGGCCGGAGTTCGAGCGAGAGTTTCTTGATTTCTTCCGTCGCACTGGCTTCCGGCAGTCCGACGATGCGTATGATCTCGCTTGGGTGCTCGGTCAGATAGTCAAGAATTTGCGGACCAGCTTTGTCTTCGAGCAATGCGTGCCGTATTGCCCCAGATCCAGGGCCGGCCGGAATCTTCGCTGCAGCAAGGAATAGCTCTTGGCGATGCGGTAATCTGTCCCTAGACACGTATTGAGCTGGGGCGTCGCCACACTATGCAAAAGACTGGGGCGCCCTGGCCCTCCTATACGTGTAATTTAATCGATCTCAGAGCGGCTTATCCGACTGCGAACCCTGTGACGGAAGTTAGACTGTCTGGGCGCTTGGGAAGAGGTAGCAGTCGAATGATCCCGGCGACCCCGATCCAGGCGCGCCAGGCGCGTACCGGACAGGTACGTGGTGCGTGCGCCAATATCACCAACCTGCTGCTGACACGCGCGGTGCTGGTGTTCGTCGACGTGGCGCAATGACTTCCCATTGACTGCCCTTTGAATCTCCATTGAGCTGCCGAGGAACGCGGAAATGGCCGCGCGCCAAGATGTTGCCAATCGACTACCCCGAATTTCATTGGACTTAGAAGAGTAGCCAAATGGAGAACGCATTTTTCATCCTCAGCCCATCCACGAGCCGCTGAATCCGCTCATCAACCGTTCCGCCAGCGGCCTCTCCTGTGCGGCAACCGGCGGCACGTGCGCCGCAAACGTCAGCGCGAGCGCATCGCCCCGGTCCGGAGAGGCCACGCCCCGCTTCTGCATGTTTTCCTTGCTCTCAAGGACCAACTGATCGCTGCGGTTCAGATGCGATCCCGGTGCCGTCAAATCCGTTTCGAGCACCACATCATCCGGCGGAATCGCTCCGTGATCCAGCCAGTCGCGCATCTTCGACCACATGTAAGCTCGCATGTTCGCCTGGTGTCGGTCGGGCGATGGCGCCCCGAAGCTGACCTCGCGCACGTTGTCATAGCCCATCGATCGCAGGCGTTCGACGTAGGGTGCACCAAATGCCGAATCCACGAACATCGCCGACACCCGGCGCTGGGGCCGCCGGTCGCTCAGAATCTCGGCCAGCTTGGCGAGCATCCCGCTACGCTCCTGGCTGTACTGCCCGGGCACCAGAACCGGAGGAATGCTGCGCGCATCCAAGCCCCTGCGAAACCAGATCACGTTCCATGCTTGACCACCGCCGCTGACGTCGAAGCCGCAAATCAACGGATCATCCGCAAATGCCTGCACCTGGCGGCGCTTGGCACCGTCGATGCGATCCTGGTCGATGTACTGGAGATCGCCGGCGCGCGGCGCCATGCCTTTGACACGCACCCGGCAAAAATCGCTGTCTTCGCCGTAATCGCGGATCCATTCTTCGAGGAGCGCCCGGTTGGTGAAGCGGGAGGTGCGGCTGTCGATCAAGCGAAAGTTCCAGCGGTCGCGCAGCTTGCCGAAACAGACCTCGTAAAAACGGCCTGATTTGCGCGCCGGCTGGCCCCAGCAGAAGAACATCGGTTCGCCGTCGGTCAGTCCGCCCTGCGCCACGTCCCAGATCGCATCGGGAATATGACTGCTCTCGTCGAACAGGTACCAGCTCGTCGAAGTGCGCGCGTGCTGGCCGGCGAACGCCTGTGCGTTTTCGGGCTTGCAGGTTTGAATGACGCACTTCCAGTTCTCCGGACTCATCTTCGAGTAGATGCCCTTGATGTGAATGTCGAACCAGCCGGCGGTGATGCACATCCGCATCCAGTTCTGAATGGCGGCCCAGGTGCGCGATTCCAGTTGCAACCAGGTGTTTGCGGTGACGGTTCCGATCGAGTACGGCCTGGTCGACAAAATCCAGCCGGCGATCCACGCGCCCAGAACTGTCTTACCGGTCCCGTGCCCCGAGGAAATCGCCATCAGCACCGGCATGACCGGATCCGTGCCGTTGAAACGGCGCTTGCGCACTTCGCGCCCGAGATCTTCGAGGAAGGCACGCTGGTTCGCATCCGGACCGGATTCGCTGGCCAGCGGTGTGTTGGGCTCACCCCACGGATAGGCGTAATGCACGAAGCCCAACGGGTCGTTGGTGTATTCCATGATGTCGTCGGCGAGATCAGCCGGCGAGATCTTCTGGGTCTGTGTCCTGGGCACTGCGGTTCAGTTCGAGCACGCGTTTGCGCGCGGTACCGATACGATCGGCGATGGTGATTTCGCCCGAGATTTGCTGCTCGATGCGCTCCTTATAGGCTTCGCGCTTGAAGCGCTTTAGCAGGACGTGATGCAAATGATGATCATACTCGACTTCGTATAGAAACTCGCCGTTCACAGTTACTGGCTCGCCTTGATAGAGAACTAGTCGGCGATTGCCTTCACGGACCCGCTCGACGGCCAAGTCCTCGAGTATCTGACCGACTTGCTGTTCCGCCTGCTCGAATGCTGTGCGATAGGCGGGATCGGATTGTAGCTTGCGGTAATGCGTCTTGAAAGCGATGCCTGCAATCTTACAGGCGTGCTTCACGCGGCCGGTTTGGGCGTATGCGTCGAGGAAGGCGCGCAGGCGGGCTGCTGTGCTCTTGCGGGCTGATTCGCTGAGGATACCCTCGGTTTCGGTGTCATTGGTGTCAGCCAGTTGTGGTGAATCGTCCGGTTCCCGCTCGGTCTGCATGGGATTATCATATGCCCCGCACGAGTCGCCGGCCAATGTTTTCAGGGCCTTCCGGGCCAGATGAGAACCGGATCTTCGCCATTCGCCTGGGAGCCGCTCATTGCACTTCCTCGCGTGGGATCGCGATGAGCCGGCGCACAGCTTCCCGCGCGTCTGGTGCCGCGATATCGGCAAGGGTAACGGTGCCCGAATGCTCGACCATCGTGTGCTCGCGGTACTGCGGCAGCCAGGAGCGCAACAGGAAGAGGAGAAGCTCATCGCTTCCAGCGAACGCGCGGCGGAAGCATTCCGCTTCGAGGAGGTCGGCAACCTGCTGCTGCGCGGCTTCAAACTGCTTGCGGTAGGAATCCGACGTTTCGAGCATCTCGTAATGCGCGGAGAGGCTGATCTTTGCAGCCCTGGCAGCGGCGCGGAGACTGCCCGTTTTCCCGTATCGGTCCATGAACTTGCGAATGCGGTCGGCCGGCATGCCGGGGATCTCCGGCCCGGTTGGCTGCTTTGCCTCCAAGCTACTCATGAGGGTAATGATATCCCTGAACAAGATCGAACGAACGAAAACTCTGATCGGCGACCGTAGCGATCGGCTAGGTCTCCGACAACTTTTGCACGGCAGCTTCCACTTCATCCACCGGTAGAGTGCGCACGACGACGCCGCATTCGTTGCAGATTATCTCGGCCTGGTCGGCTCCCTTCAGGCGAACGAACAGGCAGCCGCAGCAGTCCACGCCCAGCGTCTCGTGGGCGACGATCGGCACCCGAGCGTTGATTTCGTCAGCCCGGCTCACTGGTCTTTCCCTGTGGACGCGAAGCGTGCCATCGCTTCCCGTGCCTCCTTTAGGCGCTCACGCATACGCGCCAAGAGCTCCGCGTTTTCCTCTCCGGAGATCTTTACGATCGCCTGGCCGGCTTGAATCATCGCACTCATAAGCCCCTCAAGCACGCGCAGCAGGCCGCGCAGATCGTCGCCCGAAGCCGTGCGGACTGGCGCCAGCCGCTGGACCGCCTGCATCAATAGCTCCGGCTTGCCGCGTCGATGCGCTTCGCGGCAGATCTGGCTGAACCGGTTGAAACCGGGTTGGGGCGATGCCAGGGCCTGCCACAGGTGGTCCTTGACGCTTTCGGTCAGGAACTCGTCGTCGGCCTCACGCCAAACCCTCTCCCATTCGGCATCGTCGCGGGGGGAACCGGACATAGAGAATCTCCTTACTTGAAATCGGTCACCTTCAAGTTCCGATCGGTTTCGTCGCCGCTCCGCGCACCGCATAATCATTGGCCGGCCGAGTTCAGAGAGGATCAGAGTTCTTCGCACCAGTCACCTCGCTCGATCATCGTGATCTCGAGAGGGCCGAAGCACAGGGCGAACTCCCCGGTCGAGAAGTGGAAACCGAAAAGGAACTGACGCAGGCAGATCTCGAACAGCAGGACATACTTCGGAACGCCGGGAATCGGCCAGACCGAGTAGAAATGCGTCCAATCGTTCCAGCGGGCGCACAACGGGGCGAGACTCAGGGGCAGCAGTCGCATCGTCGAAGAAGCGTGAGTGCGAACGGCCCGGCCAGAACACAGACCGTGTTGATCTCGCCGAATGTTAAGCCGATCAGCCACAAGCGCGGATCGATTTCGAGTTGGATCGCATACTTGCGAACGCCCGGAATCCGCCAATAGCAGTGGAACATATCGCGCCAGTAGCTAATCGGTCAAAATGAGAACGCCGTCCAACAATTCAATCTTGCGTGGAAGCAGCTGGTACACCTCCAGGCTTATCTTGGACTCTCCACCCAGTATCGCCAGCGCCAAAGCCAGCGCCGCACGCTCTCGTGGCGACAGGTTCTCTCGACGAGCCAGCCCCTTCAATTCGTCAAGAATTGTAGACATTTTGCTTTTTGCCTCAAAGAGCCAGGTCCAAATAGATCAGCATGCCGGAAACTTCGTCGCGGTTATTCCAATTCCCGGAACAGTTCTTCCAAAGGAACGGCAATCGGCGAACCGGCGACCTCTAGCGCAGTGGTGACTTCGCGACGGCCTTCGGGCATGATCGTCCAGGCGCGGCGCGACTTCGGATCCAGCACCCAGACGTTGGCGATACCGAAGCTCAGGTAATCGGCGATGCGCTCTTCCATGCGCGCCCAGGTGTCCTCGGGAGAGAGCACCTCGACGGTGATCAGGGGCGGGTGCGTGAGGATCTGCTCCACCGGCTGGGCGCGGTCAATGACGGTCATGTCCGGTACGCGGTAACGCGTCGGGCTCACCTGAACGCGCAGTTCTGGCACCGCACGAATATTCCACTCGCGCTCGCGGGTGCGAAACCAAACCACCAAAGCAGCCTGCAGATTCGCGTGATCGTACGTGCCCAAGTTGCGCTCCTCGATGGTGCCGTCGATATACTCCCGATCCGGCCGGTAGTTGGTGGCGAGGTATTCGCCGATGGAAACCAGGGTAGTGGCCATACTTATTTCTCCTTCTTCCCCCACCTGGCCGCGGCGGCTTTCTTGGCGCTCGCCTTGCGCTGGGCTGACGTTAATTTCTTAGCGCGGGCCTTGCCGCCAACCAATCCGCCGGCTTTCGCAAATGCCTGACGGTCTTCTGCACTCATCAGCTTCATGCGGGCTGGCCCTCCTTTTTTCCCGCCTAATTTGCCCAAGGCCACTGCGGCCGGATTTTTTTTCTTCGCCATTTATCCCCAATCCTAACACAATCGCTCTTGTTACGTATTGACAAGATCGCTCTTGTCACGCATAATGGGTTTGTACTCAGCCGCGAGGCTTAAAAAGCGCGAAAGGCAAATATGATTCCGGTTCATTCCATCCTAGAAGTGGGCGAGACTTACAACTCGCTCGGCGTTTCCTACCTCTCTTATTCGTTCGGCATCGGCAATAAGCCGAAACGCATGACCTACCTTCCCCTCCGCGACGGCAACGGCATTCTGGTCGGCAACATCTTCCTGCCGGCCGAGACGCTCTTAGGAGAAATCCTCTGATGTTTCACTACTACGATCCCCTTCCCCAAGCGGACGACGTCACCCGAACGGTCGCCGTCCACGAGTGCCAGAACTGCGGCAAAACGTGCGAGAGGCTGACTTGGCTCGAAGGCTGGAATTTCAACGCCTGCGAAACCTGCGCTGAAGAAGCCGCCGCCGAAGACGCGCGCGAAGCAGCGCAGCTCTTCTGCAAGAACTGCTTCACCGACGTCGAAGACGCTAGCGAGCTGACGCGCGCCAGCGTCTGCCCGGGATGCGCCGCTGAAGAGGCGCGCGAGTTCTGGCTGAACGTCAGAGCAGGAGGCAGATACTAATCATGGCGATCCGCATCGTTTCCATCGGCAACAGGCTTTATGCCCGGACACGCGTCAAGCCGAGCCTGCTCGAGCAGTACCGCAAACTGCAGGCCGAATGCACGCACGAGAAGCGCGATCAGCGCGGCGTCTGCTATCGCTGCGGCCATAAGAAGGAGGTGGCCTGACATGAGCCGCGGACAGGTGGCCGCCAAAGTGGCCGCAAACAAAGCCAGGCATCCGGAGCTGTATTGCCCGAATGCGAAATGCCTGTGGCGTACGGGGGGAGGCTATTGCCCCAGGCACCAGCCGGCAAATTCCCGGCAACTCGAAACAAGACTCGAAATGAAGGAGGTATCGAAGTAATGTCCACGATTCGCTTTGTCACCAACGTACCGGCCGAGCTGCGTCTGCGTTCTCTCGAGGGCAAGCCCGTCGAGAGCCAGTTCGGCGGTATGCAACACATGTTCAGCGCCGAAGAGGGCGCATTCTACGTGAGTGAGACGGTCGGCGCGATCCTCGCCGAGCAATTCCGCAAGCTGGGCGTCAAGGCCGGCGAGCCGGTCGAAATCACCAAGGCTGAAGTCAGCCGCGGCAACGGCCGCAAGTCCATCCAGTGGACGGTAACGAAACCGGTGGCGCCCGAATCCGCAGCGCCGCCGAGCGAACTGGAGCACAAGCTGGCCGACTCGATCGCGATGGTCGAGGCACGCAAACAGGCACAGACGCCGGAGCAGCCGGCCTGGGCGCGGGCGCTTTCCACGCAGACCAGGCACGTCCTGGACGTCTATGCGGAGCTGGTCGCCTACGCCAGCGACCGGCACGGCAATCTGGTGCGGCCGGACGATATCCGCACCATGATGACCACGGTGTTCATCAACCTCAGCAAGAATTCCGGAGGCAACGCCAATGCAGCCTAGTCACGCAACCACCACCTGGGACGAATTCACTATGCGCCAGGCCGTGCGGGAAACCGGCGAGGATCTCGAATCGCTCCAGCCGTCACGCCCGCAGCGGGAAGCCAGGGAGTCCTCGCTCTCGGCCGTGCTGATGCAAGCCATTCATGTGGCCGGCGCGCGCCGCGGCCGTATCTCACAAGCCGAGCGCATCCGCGAGCAGACGCTGCTCGAAGTGCTGACCGAAGCCATGCGGAGGGCGCGATGACCGCATCTGTCCAATCGATGCCGGGGGAGGTGCTTTCTCCCTCACAGGCCTCCACGTTCCTGGCGTGCTCCGCCAAATGGTGGTTCCGGTACGGCCTGGGTCTGCCCGATCCGCCGTCCGGCGGGCTGGTCCGCGGCAAAGCCGTCCATGCCGTCATCGAGCACGCTATGCGGGCGAAGATGGCGGGAGTGGTGCTCGAGACGGGCGCATGGAGCGATTACTGGGACGCCGCCTGGGACGAGGCCGCCGGCGGTGCGGAGTTCCAGGAATACGACGATATCGAAGCTCTCAAGAGTTCCGGCGCCCGCCTGGCCGAGAAATACGTCACCGAAGCTCTGCCGGGGATCGAGCCCGCCCAAGTCGAGATTCCCGTCTCCGGCGCGATCGCCGGCGTCCCGGTGCGCGGAATTGCCGACATCGTGACCACGGACGGCGCGGTGATCGACATCAAGACCGCCAGCCGCAAGCCTTCGCACCTGGCCGCGGACCACGCGCTCCAGCTCGCGACCTATGCCCAGCTCGTGCCCGGCGCTTCCGGCGCGACGCGGATCGATACGCTGGTGAGCACCAGGGACACGCAACTGATACAGATCGACCATACGCCGGGCGACGCCGGCAGGCGCCTGGCCGAGCGGATCTACCCGCTGGTCGCCGAGGGCATCGCCGGCGGTTTGTATCTGCCGAACCGCGGCTCGAGCACGTGCAGCCGGCGGTATTGCGCGTTCGCCGAGGCGTGCGAGCGGGAATTCGGGGGCAGCGTCCCATGCTGATACTGGCTATTTTTCTGATTGCGATCGGCATCCTGCTGGGACGCAAGGCTGCGGCATGGCTCGCGATCATCATTGCGGTCATATACGGGCTCGCTCACAGCCCGGTGCTGTCGGCTATTTTCCTCGTGGTCGTCGTGGCTGTGGTTGCGTTCGTCTTTTCGGTTCTGGTGGACCACTACCGCTGGCTCAAAAGCAGCGAAGCTTACCGTGCCGCCTGGGAATCGGCGGTAGAGGACAAAGCAAAGTCTTGAAAAACCATGCTGATACTACTAGCTATTTTTCTCATCGCATTATTGGCCATTTGCCGCCCGCGTACGGCCGCCAGAGTGAACTGGCATCGCGGATTTTTCAGGTTGTGGCTGGTTGGTAGCGTGCTCTGGGTGTCTGCTGCGGGATTCGGCATCTATCAAGAGTATTCCCGACATCAGCAGTGGGAGATTGCGCATACCGACTGGAAGCAGCGTCATGCCGCATGGGAGAAGACCCCTCCGACGCTCTATCACTATGAGACACCGCCAGCTCCTGATGAAGCTCGGATCCTGGAATTCCAACCTCTAGAGCCCAAAGAGCCAGTCGAGCCCTATTGCGATAGTTCCCTGTACTACGCCTTTTTTCTGGTTCCCGCAGGCAGTTACGCCATCTTGCGCACGCTGGTATGGATCCTGGGGGGCTTCAGGAACCAGCCATGACATACCAATCGGATCGGGTGATCGACACCACTGAAAAACGCGAACCCGAGATTCACCAGCCGCCGCTCATCCGCGACTTCGAAACGGTCGAGGATTACACCATGGCTCTGGTGGACTGGCGCCTCTCCCTGGCCGGTATCCGTGTCCAAGAACCACCAGACAAGAGTGCGGCTCTACCAGGCGGGGTTCC